AACGCTTTCCATGATGGTTCGCTCATGGCTGGTCCGGGTATCGACGCTTTGGCGCTTGTCAATGCCAAGGTAATTGGTACTCTCCTCGACATCAAAAATCTTATCATTTACGACGAGATGTACGAGGTCAAAGCCGAAATCACCGGTGCTGTCACCGGCGGGTCTACCACATGGATTCAAGTGAACGATGCGTCCGATTTTGACGCATACGAAAAGCTGACGATTTGGGATCGTAGTAGCGCGGATACATACGAGCAACGCTACATTCTGTCCGTCAACAAGTTCACTAACCAAGTCCAGATTGAATACCCGTTTACTAACAGCTATGTAGCCGGGGAAGACTACGTCACCATGCAACGTTATTATGTGCCTGGCGACAAATTTGTAATGATGGCATCTTCCGTAGAGGGAACACCGATCAGTCGGTACATTCAAGCCCCCTTCGGACTGGGACGTCATTGGGGACTCTACACCGATAAGAAAGACGAGTGGGACCCCGAAGGTACGTGGATCAGAGTGCAAGACAAAGGCTTACCTGTGCTTTATCATACGGATGCGATTTACACTATTGATGTTACTGCACGAGCCGGTGAGTCTGCGACAAGCACGACCACTACTACAAGTTCAACCTCAACCACAACTTCCACCTAATAAGGGAGGTGTAATCGATGAAAGTCGAACAAGTCAAGCTGTTAAAGACCCTCAAGTTTGGCAAGACGGTTTGGATAGAGGGATCATACTTTCCCAACAGAGAGTACCCCTCTATCCCAGCCGAGCTTCTGCTTGAGGTCGCAAGAGGCACGGGAACGGTGGAGGTAACACAACAATCTGAGGAAAAGATTGTACCACCTAAAACAGATAATCCTGAAAAGACTTCGACAACGAATGATGTTGTAACGTCCGTCTCAAATAGAGCTTCGTTAGAGGAAGCTCTGCAAAAAGAAAAAGCGGCAGTAGAGGCTGCTGATTTACCAAAAAAGAGAAAGTCGAAACTTGTTAGGAGAAAATAATGACAAAACAGGAGCTACTTTTGAAGCTGGAGAAGGAAGTCAAGGGTCTTCATCAGTATTTAACTCCAGAAGACTACGAGAACGCCGCTGTTGATTCCATAAATGAGTTCGACAGTTCTTACCCTGTTTCTGGTAGCTTGCTTGAATACTGGGTCAAGAAACGAGCCAAACGTCATTTATTTTTCTATCTTCTAACCGAGAGCGCACATAAATTTAAGTTCGAGCAAATCAACCTGCAACACAGGTTCGATCATTATAGCAAACTGATAGAGATGGAGGACAAGCAGTTTGAGAAGTTTCAAGAAGAACGTCCTGATCTGTTTGCTGGAGTCGATTCGTATAAGATGTTCGGTACGAAAGTGGATGCTGGCTTTGCTTATGCTGAATATGGTACGGATATCACATACGACGACGATCAACTGGTTGAGTTTGATCCCAAAGCGAGTGACTAATGACTATTGGTCCTGACATTGAAGAAGTATTGGATGAGGTAGGTACTTCCTATACAATACTTCGTGACAGCGGAAATGTAACTGGGGAGAAAACATATTTTAAAGCGAATAGTCAGGTAACTAAACCTTTCATTCGTGAGTTCTTCCTCGAAGCATGGTTTCCATATAATACGGAAGCTGTCGGTGGTGATTATGTTCAGTTTGTTACTACGGGTGATATTTTTATTGTAATGAACATAACCCCAATGATGTTTGAGGATTCAGTAATCAAGTATGATGTGGTTCTTTATAAGTGTAACGTTGTGCTTGATATTCTTAGACCGTATGAGTCAGATGATTGGGATTCAAACTATCAGAAATTAACATCGTGGCAAATGATAAAGGGTCGAATATATGGACTTTTGACGACCCCACTTTATGGTCACGATCTCGCAACTGACGAGGAGTTAGGGTACTTGGGACTCGAAGTACACGAACTTTACCTTCCAGAATCGCTCAAAGTGCAAACTCTCGACCGTATTCGACTAACCTCTACACAATATTATCGTGTTGAAACGATTAAACCAAGACGTTATGAAGGCGTCGATGTGTTTGAGGTTGGTGAAGATTCACGACCTGCACCATCAACTACCACAACCTCAACCACAACCACAACTTCTACATCAACGTCTACAACCTCAACTACGGTGTAGCTATGTTAATGGATTTATTCATTGTCCCCAGATCGGGAATACTGAATGAAGAAAAAGCTAAACGTACCGTGGAAAGTTCCTTGTCAATAGTTCATCAGCATTATGTAGCACAGAGCTGGCGACAGATAAATAAGACTCCAAAACAATCATTGTATTATGCGGTTGCGTATGACAATGAGTGGTTTGATCCACGACTCGTTATGGACATTAGATCAGTTTTGTTGTATTCTCGTGAGATCGATATGTTTACCATTTTTGTGGCAAGAGGGGATGGTAAAGTTGTTTATCAGCCAAGACTTTTTAGCAGTAGTTTGAAGCTAAATCCTGACGTGAGTGACCAACCTCTTCCTTTTAATCACGAGAAGTATAAATTTGAAAAACTCATTGGTGGATGGTTATACGTTGATTAATCTTGAAATAAAATTCAACCAAAGTGATATTCGTAGATACTTGCGAGCTTTGAAAAGAGTTGAAAGAGCCGTAGATAGGGAGAAACGTGAGCTTCCTTATAGAGGGGCGGTAGATTATGTCAATCTGTTGACCAAAAATATTATGAGTCAAAAATATCTGGCTGGGGCAGCCCCTTATAATCCAAAATATGAAAAGTGGAAATCTCAGCATTTTATGATGCGGGGTTTCTGGATTATGAGGGGTGAGATTATCAGGTCGTTGACTGTTTATAGAGATAGACATCCACAACGTTGGATTGGGGGTCTACCAAAGAACGCTGGTATGGTTCCTGGTAGCTCATGGTTTATGCCACCTGGCTCTGGTAAACCAAAATCGATCAATATGTATGCGTATGTAAATGAATATGGAGGGGTATACGCTGGCTATAATCATCCAGCACGACCAATTTTTAGACCTACAAAAGTTGAATATCAACGAGATGGGTTTCCGAAACGAATTAAAGAATCGAAAAACATAATCGGAAGGAGTTGGCGATGAATACTGAACCTGCAAATTTTAATCCTGAATTTACACCGGAACAATTTATTGAACAAATTGATATTAAATACAAGGAGTTGAAGGGAAAAGAAGATCGTCTCAGTTTGAAGTGGGGGCACTTTTCACGGGGAATGAATGTGGAGATTAGAAAATATTGTGATAATCTTCCTGTAGACTCCCAAATTCGTGAAAGATACCTTTACACTCAAATATATTGGACATGTAAAAGCAGACTTCTTGATCTCCACATGAAGAATAAAATTATTACAAGAGGCAGAATCAAACGAGAAAATAAGATGGCTAAAGACATTAAAAGTATGGTTCTGTCTGGTAAGTTTTTATCTCCTACAAGGGAGGATGAACGAATTTCACACTTTTTGAAAAGGTTATAATGGACATTTTAGAAGTATATCCGAAAGGTTGGCATGTAAGACTTGAATTGTCTATGATTCAAATTCAGATGATTCTTGACTTCCTTGACAACTGTGAGTTCCATGGTGATCTAAAAGATGAGGCTTTAGTGAAAGCTAAGGATTATGTAATCGGTGACTTCTTTCCAAAACTCGATAAGCTGACAGAAGAAATGGTTAGGAGAGAAATCTAATGGCACTCGATCCAACAGCACGAGAAGCTAACTTCAAGGACAGTATGAAAAAGTACATCGTTGACAATATGTGGACGATAGAAAAAGTACCGATCAGCTTTGATCCTGCTATGTCTAAGCCTAAGTTAGCAAATAACATGGAGCTTACTACATGGCTAAATGTTCGTTTCGGTGATTTTTATAGGGATGATCTAAGCAGAGCAAACGTAGAAATCCGATGTTGTACTCGTCAAGATAATGAAGGATTTAGACTCGCTCAGTTGTGCGATAAAGTTATGGGATACTTTACTACTATCGAAGGTACAGGGATTAAATCAATAGACTTCTATCGAAGTTATGAAGCTCCTACTCCTTGGGTAAAGATTGGGGGTATAGTAGTCCAAGACATTATAGAATCTGGTGTTTTTATTGCGGAAGATGAGTCTAAGTTCAAAGTGCTTTATTTGACGTTGCGCTTTGCTTCTAAAATATAAAACATAGCTCCTCAGGAGCTCAAATTTAAACGATCTTTTTTAACGAATATCAAGACAAGGGTAAACTTATGTCACGCTCTAAAAAGCTGTTTTACCGATGCGAAAAATGTGGCAAGATACTGATTGAACGCAGACCCAATGGTCTATGGTATTTCGTATTCGGCAAAAATAAGAAGTTTGTTCCTGTTGAAATGCACATTCACGGGAACATTAAAATGCGTTGTCTACGTCGATCATGCAGACGAGATAACCCAGATCACTGGAACATCTTTAACTTTTTTCCAAAGTCTAAAGAAGCAATCGATGATGAGGTCGAATCTCTACCGGCAGAGATAAATTCAAAAGAGAAAGGAGGTGAAGATTAATGCCAAGAACTGGACCTACTACCAAGGACACCACGACAGTCCCGTTGGGACTTGCTCAAATTAGAATTGGTAACTCTGCCACTTATGTGGGGCAGATTCGACCCATTCTTGCTTCAACCGATTCTATTGGTGCGCTTGCTAATACCAAGCTGACCCTGAACCAAGAGTTTTACAAATTAGAATCGGGGTATCCATTGCTCGAAGATGCGGTGTTTCCGTTGCGGGAGTCTGCGATGCTCGAATGTTCGTTCAAAGAGTTGACTCCTGCAAACCTTGCTCTTGCTAAAGGGCTCGATCCTTCTGCGTCTGAATACTCTGCGGCGCATACTGGAAGTATCGGACTCGGTGCTTTAGCAACTCCGCAATATGTCAGAATGGAAGCTGTTTATACGTTTCCTGATGCGGTAAATACAATGACGATCATCTTCCCGAGAGCGCAAGTTCTGTCTGCGCCCGAAGTTGACTTTCAGATGGAAGAAGTCGCCGCTGTACCTATTACCATTGAAGCGAAACGTGCGGATAGTGGTATGTCTGGTGGTCATGTTGCCTGGGACGACAAACCTTTAGGACGTATTTACTGGGATGACGGTCAAGGTACAATGACAACCACGACTTCAACTTCATCAACCACAACAACTTCATAAAGCCATGAAGAAACTCGTAAGGAGAAGTAAAATGCCGGATGAGGACAGAACGCAACTTAATCCCCAGATTGCGACGACTGAAATAGGTCGTCGCACTCTGAGGGAACTCAAGATTTATCCCTTGAGTCTTGGAGATCAACTCGCCACTTCAAGCATTATTAAGGACGCTTTTTCGGCAGTAGCGTCTTCTGATGATGATGTAGAAATGGCGGGAATAGTCATGGGACTATTAGAACAAAACATCCCTTTGATTCTGGAATATATTGTTGATACAGATGAAGAGGTTGTAAATGATTTACTAAAGGATATTACAAATACTCAAGCGGTCACAATAGCAGAAATCGTCTTTGAACAGAATTACGAGTCCTTAATAAAAAAAGTGAAAGGCCTCTTCGACAGGATGATGAAGAAGATGGAGAATATACCACCCTCGAAGAGGCCGTTACCGGAGTCTGCCAGTTCTACGGATACCGACTCGAAGACATCTACCGAAAAAGATTCCGAGAAGGCGGACTCACAATCGGACAAGTAACGGTTCTTTATAATCATTGGCGAAAAAGAGACCTCGAGAGTTGGAAGAATCAAGCAAGGATCATGGGAGCTGAGTTCAAAGATGAACCCAAAGTTCCTGTGAAGCCAAAAGAAACAGAAACTCCAAAAACATTTGGTGATCCAGATTCTTATAAGCATTTATCTAAGGAAGAGCGTAAAGAAATGACAGATCGTATGAAAAATCATTTTCTTAGTTTTGGTGCAGTAAGAAACTGGTCTCAGGAGAAACGAGATGCCTGATCCATCTGACTTAACTCTCGGTGTACTTTTTAAAGCCAGAGAAGACCCTAACTTTAAAAGAATCACTCGTAGGCTTCACACTATCGTTACTGGCTTTCAGCAAGGTTTTGACAAAGTTGATAGAGCCGCAAGAAAAACAAAAGCCTCAATAGATCAGTTAAATGCCGCTACCGCTAAAATATCAGGTGGTCTGGATAGATCGAGCAAGAGTGGCGAGCGATTTAATAAGCAGATTGGTGGAATACAGGGTGGTTTAAAAAGACTTATTCAGTCTTTTAAGGTTGTTGCTGTTTACACAGTAGC